GTGTTACATATACAAATGTTTACAAGAATTTTTTTCTGATATTGGATAGTAGTAATTGTTGCACTCTGGACATCGAACTAAATCTTTACCAGATTTATTATTCTTCTTCATCGTAAAAATTTACTTCGAGTGAATCCTTGCATATTGTGCGACTTGACATACATAGATAACCAGCTCGCTTATCTCCAGTTGTGATTTTTCTAAGTGGTTTTTTGCATGTTCTGCATTTAAGTGTTTTTGCCATAAGTTTCTAAATAAGCATCTATGATGTTTTCGTAATTTGCCGCATCATCGATTCTTTTAACATTTCCGCACTCTACAATCTCGCCTTGATTGTTTCTCGTTAAAATAGAACGTTTATGTCCAATACCAGTATGTGTTGACTTGTACTGAACCTTACAAACATAAAATGCTTGTCCTTCCCTTTCTATTTCTTGGTATATATTAAGAACTGTGATGTCTGCTCTTGCATCGCCTACTTGAATTGTCATTGTTCTAGTTTACTATTGATTGAAGTAATCTCTTAGTATCTTTTTCTCTTTTGGACTAATCGGTAAGAATACGAAGTCTTTTAAGTCAGTCAACGAATATACATTGTCATCTTCGTATATATCATCAGATACTTCTGCGTTGTCGTAAGTTGGTTTATGTTTTTTTGCAGCTGCCATAACATCATCCCATGATGCTTCTTTAGCGGCATAACGCTTGCAAGTCATAAACAACTGTCCGCCAGTTGATGCTGCCATATTATCTCCTTGTCTTATATTTTATAATTAGTTGGTTTATATTCCTTCTTTGATTACACGATTACCTTGTAATCTTTTTTCGTATTTAAGTAGCCATAGTTCTCTATCTCCACCATCTAATATGTGTTGAGATAATTCCGCCATACTATCTGGTGGAAGTCTGTCATATAGCTTTACTAATCTTCTGCTTGTAGCAGCTGATACTTTCATCTTGTATATTCTCCATTTATCATAATTGGTTGTTCTGCGACTGTTACTGCGGTTCTATCTAAGATAACAATATGTGTTTTTATTTCATCTAACATCCTTACATCGTATGCTTGATAACCCATCGCAGCTAATGTGCGACCTACATCTAATTCAGTTGTTTTTGATAACTCACGATAAGTACGTGTCTTGTACTCATCTGGTCTACCCTTAATATATCTATTATAATACTCCATCCTTTTTAATTCGACTTGTCTTGCTACTTCTGATACTGTTTCTTGTGATGGCATCCTTGTACCTTTTTCTAATTTCATAGCTTGAACTACGCCACCATCTCCATAACCATCGACTCTTTCAGATTGATTAGCGTACATGACTGCTACTTCTACATTTATATCTGTGTATGTACCACGACCATAAATACCATGACCAGCATAATAATCTCCATTAATAAATTCATCGTGCATCTGTTGTCCAGTCATAATTAGCGGTGGCATAGGTTTTTCTATAACGTTTATACCTTTTGTAAAAAGTATTTCATCATAGATAACTTGAAAATCTTCATTCGAAGTTAATCCAAAATCTACAAAACCTTTTTTAACTGCTTCTTCAGATTGTGTAAAGTAAGATTTAGTATAAAAGCCATCTCCTTCTTTAATTTTTATTGCTCTCCATTGTTCTTGTGCTTCTATCATTGTTTCTGCATCTATATAATCAGAATTAAATTTCATGCCTAAATTGTTTACTTTTCTTTGTAAAGTATTTGAAGCTCTAACTGCACTTACAAAAACAAATCCAGAATCTGTTTCAAAATGTGGAATCCTGTCATCTAATTTAAAATCTGTTGTTTTAACTATTGTCTGTATTCTACTTGCAGCTGGAAGTTTTGTGTTTTGTAATGTCCACGTATCTTGGTCTGTGTCCATAGAATCAGATAATCCTCTAAATACAACTACATCATCTTGTAAAAGTCCATTTTTTATTGTTACATCTTTTGGCGCATTTCTTAATCCATCTCCTTCAAATAAGTCAGTAGCTTTCTTAACAACTTTAGGTTTGCCTGTATATCCTTTTTGTTTTGCTACTATGTATAAACCTGCATCATCATATTTCCTTTTTAAATTTTTAAAATATCTTTCACGTTTTGCTATTTCATCTAAGTAGGATTGTTTTACTCCAATAGTTACATCGCCTTGCATTGATTTTAATTGCTGCTCTTCTAATATTTCTTCTAAATCATCTAATCCAGCTCTATTGCCACCAAATTTAGTTTCTGCTTCTTTTGTTACAACTTGTAGTCCATCCACTCCCCTACTGCTTCTTTTAGCCACTATCTTGCCATCTTTTAGCTCTAATTCAATACGATATGCCTTAGCTTGACCAGTTGCTGGGTCAATATCTGAATATCTGTTAATTATCTGTATATCATCAAGATTTGTTGTAACGTTGTCTGATTCTAATAATTCTGTTAAAAATACTTCATTATCTGTTATTGCATCTCTACCTAATAAATCTTGTGTCTTGCTTTTAAATCCTGCTTTTGTTTTAACCTTCTTTGTTGAACTATCGATAACACTTGACATAACGTAACGACCACCACGACCACCAGTTGTGTTGAGATTAGTAAAGTTACCACGAATATATCTATCTACTACTGTTGCTCTTGCTTGTTCTTCTGTGTACATAATGAACATAACTTCTGCTGGTTCATAGTTCTTTAGATTGACTAAGTCATCTACTAAATTGATTGGTTTTGCAGAACCCATAGTTACATCGTGAATCATGTTGTAGCCAGCATCTGAAGCTAAATCTTGTGCTTTCTTTGTCATAGCAGATGATTCTTCGTGGAGTATGTTTGCAGCTTCGTAGCCAAATAAGCCAGTATCTCCTATTGCTACTTTAGATGCTATTCCTTCTCTTATTTCTGTAAGTGTGCTTTTATCGAAAGTTTTACCAAATACTTCATCGTATATTTCTGGATGATGTATTTTAAGCTTCTTCATAAATGGATTAGTTGCGCCTAATTTAGAACCAACACCAAATTTGTCATCATTAATAAAAGTATCACTCATTAATTTATCTAGTGCTTTATCTGTTTTTGATGCGTAATCTCTAAATATAATTCTTGTTTTAAAATCATCTGGGTTAACTGTTACATACTCTTCTAATTGATAAGTTTTTAGACTTGGGTCTTTTGCTTTATTTGCAAGTGTAAATGTTTTACCAGATGATGGAAGTCCACCAGCTACAACTTGTTTTTTATCTTTTAATGCACCAGCTGCTTCAGCTTCTGCAAGAAATTGCTCTATCTCTGGAGTCCATGTATCAGAATCTAATTTATCGTTCCAAATAAAATCTGGTTTATTCTTCTTTGTATTCCACTCCCATGAACCATACTCATTAGTATATTTACTTCCATTTTTCTCTATCCATTTATTGAATTGTGATTTATTGTATTTCTGTACATTATCTGGCAGCGTTGGTGGATTGTGATATTTACCTTCTACTTCAAGTTGGTTCATAATACCAAACTCGCCTTCAAAAAACTTATTATATTGCAGTCGTAATGATTTCTGTTCAGCAATAGTTAACTTATCAAAATTATCTACATCAAAATCTTTTATATCTGGTAATTGTGTATCTGCTACACCTTTTCTAACTGAAGTGCTTACAAGTCGTGGGTCAAATCCAGTTTTAGCTGCAAGTTTATTTAATTTAGGTAAATTACCTTTAGCAGCTTCTAACACTTCTGGTTTAATACCATTAGCTTCTGCTAATCTACGTAATCTATCTTCTCCAGTAAACCATCCTAAAGATTTACGTTCTATCTGCGCTTCAAATTGTCTGCGCTCTTTTCTATATCTGGCAGCTCTTTCTCTTGCACCTTTAGCACGATTAGTCTGTCCATCAGCTTTATAGATTTTTTCTTTAAGTTTATTTGTACGTTCTAATCTTTGTAATCTACGTATTTTATTTCTACGTTCTTCATTGGCAGCATCATTGGTATCAGTAGGTGGAGTTGAATAACCTTCTATATAAACTTGTAAACTATGTGTGCAGTTAGGATGAAATAAACCATCAGCTTTAGCAGCATCTAAACTTGGTAAGTTACGATATTTTTCTGGCAGCTTCTCTAAGTCATTAGTTGTTCGTAGTATCTTACCTTCCCACTCTCTGCATTGTTCACACTCCATAGGACTGTCTGATACCCAACTAAGATATTGGTCTGCATCTTCGTATCTATCTAAAGAACCTTGTACTTGTGCATTACCAGATATTGTTCTGATTGAAGTTTCTGCATAAGCATCTAATCGCATTTTACGATTACCTAAGTTAACTGATTTAATACCTTCATCTAAGAATTTATCTACTGCAATCTCTACTGCTTCTTCTAATGTTGCAGCACCAGATGTAACTAATGCAGCAGCGCTTTCTGTAACTTGTGCATATATATCGTTAGTTGACCTAACAATATCAAGTTTGTTAACTCTGTTTTGAAATCTGTTAGCAATACTATCTACTAATCCATCAATAGCATATTCTGCTAATGTTTGAAATCCACCAGATACATCAGTTTGTATTCCAGCACTTAATAATTCAGCAGCTGCGGTTTGTTCGCCAATACTATATGCTACTTCTACTGCGCCTTCTACTGCTGGTATTACTGCACCAAAAGCATCATCAGCAGCTTTTTCTGCTTGTTCTACTAAACGTTTTAAATGTGTTTGTTTGAATTGAAGCCAGTTCTCAATAGAACCATCGTAATCTTTGCCTTCTAGGATTGCTTCAGCAGTTAACTCTATTAGGAAGTCATTAATATCTC